ATCGCCGGGGGGGTCATTATCGGTCACTCTCGACTACCCAACGCAGTGTGCGCCAATCGAATGTTCTGCCATCCAATGAGCCAAGTGCGACAACGAATGCCATCCGTTCATCGGTCGGCAGGCTAAAAGCGACGTCGAAAGGCACCCCGTTCCGGACCAGATAGAGGCAGTCGATCAGGTCGGGGTGCCTGCTCAGTTTCCCGCCGTGTCTACCATCTCGGCTGTAGTGGTTTCCGCAGATTGCTCCAGCACCTGCGCAATCGCCGCGACCCCCGTATCGCCGAGGCGGCCAATCATGGCTTCTATCTGGAGTTCATTGGATGGTGAAGGTATCGGAACATTGTCGATGGCAGCCACCGAACAGGCGATGAGTGCCATTCCCAGCCATGGCTGATTCTGTGCGAGTGCTGGGCCGGCCGCCTTGAACAGCCTGAGCCTATCGAGTGCAGTAAGCCGCCTGATGGTGAGGCGCCGGCCATTGCCGTCGAGGACATTCTCGGTGGTGGCGGCGACCGCGACTATGGATGCAGACGGGGTCATCAGATGCGGCGCCTACGGACGGCGAAGAATTCCAGCTTTTGCCTGACGCTGCTGTCACCCTTCCAGATCCCGGCATTACTCAGTTTGAATGTCACGCTGTCATATTGGTAGGTGGATGTGGATCCATTTGTCTCAGTGACATACTGGTACATAGTGCTGGGCGGCGGGTTGCTGCCGTTGAAGTATTGCTGCTCAGCCGCAGCAATGAAGTCATCGACGGTCGAGTTGCCGCGCTCGAGCTCGAAGCTGCCCTCCCAACCTTTGGGCAACTCGGTGCCCAAGTGGGTGCCATCCAGCCTGTCCACCCGTACCGATTGGGTTATCTGGCGGCTGTCGAACGACGTGACGTGGGTCAGGTCGATCCGTCCGGTTGGGCCGATCAGGACCAACTGCGTGTCACGGCCGATAGAGAACATGGTCAGAGACATCTGGTTAGCTCCTTACGCCGCCTGGCCACTCGGCAGAGTCTGGCGGGACACCTGCACGGTCTGACCGCCTTCCATGTTGACGATGAACTTCTCGTTGATTGCCTGGTATTGCACCTGCGCATCTGATTGAACGTAGCCGAGATCGGTCCGGCTGGGGGGATTGTTGGACGTGTCACAGATCACGCTGAAGGGCAGGCTGCCGTCCGCGCTGCCAAGCAAACCCTGCCCGAGCATGTTCTGCAGAAACGCCAGCTGCGTGGCGCGTATCCTGCGGAACAAGTCCGCGGTGATCACCTGACCGACGTATTGACCCATACCAGCTGAAAGCGTCGCCGCGATGTAGTTTGTCAGGCGTGTGTAATTGTCTCCGCTGACGGCGGCATTGGATGACGAGTTGTGACCACCACGCACGCCCCAGAAATTGCCGCCAGGCTGTGGATTGCTGACCACATCGATGCCCGCGCTCAACAGTGCTGCGAGGTCCGCGGACGAATAGGAAGCGCTCTGGCCCGAACCCGGTGTGCCGGACTTCTGGCTGCCGATGACACTGTAGAGTTGCTTATTGAGGCTGGACTGTTCAGGTGAGAGGTTCGCCAGGCGCCCGGCAGTAAACCCCTGCGGCGATACCAGGCGGATTGCACCATTGACTTGATCGGACCACCATAGCCAGTCACCGAACATCAGTTTCGCTGCGTAACTGTCCAGCCCCGCCTGCTGTTTGACGGTGACGGCGTTCTGGATGCTGTCGCCGGCCGGACCCGTGAGGACCATGTAGATGCCTTCCTCGAGTCCGAACTCGGCCTGTGTTGTCCAATAGTCGGGATCATCGGCGTCCGATAACGTTGCAATCCAGCAATCTTGGCCGCGCAGTGCATACAAGCCAGAGCGCGGCGGGATATCGGCGCCGACGAGGCTTGTTACCGTAACGCTGACCGCGCCGTCCGATCCGGCGGATGTGGAGCCGAGTGCAACGGAAAAGGCACTGGGCGCGATGGTGGCACCGCCGGCGTTGGCCGTGATGAATTGAGAAGGCCCGCGTTGAGGGCCCTGTCCCTGATTCACCGCCGCGGTCAAGGTTGACCAGAATAGGGCACCAGTTCCGGCAATATTGTCATAAACCTCTGGCTGCAGTCCGGAGAGCGAAACGATCAGTCGCCAGGTGTTGGCCTTGGATCCCTGTGAGAGCGTCAACACGACCTGATTGCCAAGCGAGCCGGTATGAAGTGCTGTGAAGGTGACGGTCGTTCCCGGTAATACGACCTGCGCGGCGGAATCCGTGCTGTCGGTGACCCTGATACAGCGGAAGTTCTGAGCCCCCTGCTGAACCGCTGTGGCGACCTGCGTCCCCATATCATACTTGCGTGCCATGACCGGGCCGAAACTCTGGGCATAGTCCGCCATGGTGGCGACAATTACCGGATGCCCGACGGGACCCCACGAGGCCGTGCCGACGACGCCCACCACGTTCGTCGGCACTCCGTTCAACACAAGGTTCTGCGGCGGGACAATCTGGACATAGAGGTCCGGCACCACGAGTGCCGTGGTGTTGATACTGCCCTGTTGAACAATAGGCATTTGGTTCAGGCTCCCTTGGCCGTTGGCAAGGCCACGCGTACGACCGAGTATGCATGTTCGCTGTTCAGTATTTCCGTGATGCGAACGGCATCAGTCACGATGTCGCCACGGGCAAGGTCGCCGAATGACCTCACCACGACGAGATGCATGTCCATGAAATCTCCAGTGTTCAGGCAGTGATTGATGCCGAGTTCAGGACCAGATCGCCGAACAGCATTGCGGGCAGTGTGCTCGAGATAACCGTCGCGTATTCCACGTTGTAGTTCAGATCGCGCCGATACAGCTTGGCGTTCTGGGATTGATCGAAAACGGTCGTACCAGCATAGGTGAGTCTGCCGGTTGTCCCATCCGCCAATGTCAAGAAGTGCTGGCTGCTCAAGGCCTGATCGATTATGGTGGCCGCCGTATCTCGCGTCGCGGGTGTCGAACACCAGCAGGTGATTCGAAAGCCTTGCTCCTGACGACGAACCTCTTGTTGTACATGAGCATCAGCGACTACCCGTGCTACGAGGTCGCCGGCCCCTGGGATCGACAAGGTGCTGTATGTGAGGCGAACGATCGATTTTCTGCGAGCCATGGCTGCGATGTTGGCAGCTACCGATTGTGGCGTATCACCCGCTCCCGTGCGATAGGCATAGCTCACGCCGTCAATGAGCACGCCGGCGATCTGGCCGACATCAGCACCGCCGCCAAAGGTCACCGAGGTGCCATCGACCATGACCGTCAGGGTGGGGAGCGGGGCCGCGCCTGTCCAATGCTCGGCGTATCTGGTGGTTGTCCGGCTCGCGCCGCTGCCAGGGAATATCGTCACGTTGATCTTCGCGGCGCGAAGATCGGCGTCCAACGCGGCTGAGTTCGGCCATCCGCGATAAATGCGGCAGTCGGGCCCGGGAACGCTTGCCTCGCTGGCCCCATTCGGATAGAGCGCAAGCGAAACTGCGTTGACCAGCGCAACTTCCACGTCCGATTGGTCGGCCATCAGGTGGTTGCCTGTTTCGCGGTGATGCGCCAGCCGAGGTCTGTCAATTCGGCTGCGGAGACGACCGCATTCCGCCCGAGATCGTCGGTCAATAGGTCCGACGGAAGCAGGATGACACCGGGTATCGCGGGCAGCAGAATAGTCCAATAGGGGATGGAACTGTCACCTGGTAGATCCGGATTGGGATGTCCTCGCCCGGCTGCACCGAGTATGCTGGCCGGCCAGTTCGTCAGCAGTGCTTCATTGGTCTCGGTAATGACGCCGCCGTAGGCGTTCACGCCCGTATTCGGTGGCGCGGCGGGGCGCCAAAGGGACACGATCCGGTTGGCCTGTACGCATAGCACTGGCACCAGCCGTTGTTGCGCGGCGATGAACCAGGTGGCGCCAGCTTGCACAAGATAATCGCCGGGCCGAGTATAGGCGGCGTCGAACACACCGTACCAAAGCGCATCGCCGTACGCGTTAGGGTGAGCGAACCTGCCGTCACGCGCCGTGAAGGCGGCGCGTAGGCGCAGGAACCGGTTCGCTGCCGCCAGTGGTTCAGTGAATCCCGACGGTCGGTAGGCGTCCGTCGCAATCCCGACCGCCCGCGCCGCCGTGTTTAGACCGCGGTGAATCCTGTCCTGCAACGCCTCGGAATCCATGATCACACGACCAAAGCAATGCCGCTGTCAGTCAGTACCGGTCCTGGCGGAACGCCAAAAAAGCCGCAGAGCCGCCGGCGCCAGTCATCAAACAACTTAGTACGGTCGCGGAGCTCTTCTCGATTGCGGGTCCAGATGGACGCCTGGTCGGTATCAAGGTTGTCGCCCGCGCGTGGCACGGCGAGCTCGAGCACGGTCAGCGTGCCAAGGTAGCGTCGCACGATGGCGACTTCCGCATCAGACAGGTTATTCATCCGGAATTCCAGCAATCCGTAGGCCTGGAAGAATCGCCAGTTCTGGAAGCCTGAGTTCGCCGTCCCATATGCCGGGTAGCCACAAAATCGACGAATGTCGGTCTTTTCGGCGTCTGAGAATGCCATCACACATAGGATCCGTCGCCGCGGGTAAACAGCACGGTGCCGCTGCCAGAAGCAAGCACTGCGGCCCCATGAGTAACCAGGCTGTTCGCCGACAGCATCGCCCGCGAGTTCGCCATCACCGGCATATCGGCGGTCGAGGCCGAAACAGACGGATCGGCGCCAAAGCATACATAGGCGAGCGAGGCGCTGGTATTGGTCACCACGATCGAATCGCCCCCTCCTATGAGAGCCACCGTGGCCGAAGACGTGCCCGCGCTAAGAGAGGCCGTTCCGGTTGGACGGAACGGTGTGATGGAGCCGATTGCCATGTGGTGCTCCGTGTCCCGGG